TGCAATAATAGTGGTTGACTTACCTGATTGTCTTGGTAGTTTACAAATAGAAAATCTGTTATTATGAAAAGTCTCTACCATCTTTTCCTGAAACTTATACATATTAAAAGGCACTAAACCATCATCTATATTTACAATCTTTGTATATTTTTTGATAAAGTAAATAGGGTCTTCCATACACTTTGCAATCTCTCTGATTTGTTCTTCAGTGTATTGTTGTTGTGTATTTGCTTTAAATAGATTAGGATTGCCTAAATAATTTTCACTCATTGACTAATATTCCTTCTATTGCGTTGTAACCTTTTTTGATAGCAGCATTTACTCTACTACTACCATATTTAACTTTATATTTCTTTTCAATATACTCAACACCACCTACACCTTTACGAGGTTGATTAGTAGTGCCGTATTCAATAACTTCAATTGGATTGTTCATGCCCTCATCTAACCAAGTGTCTTTGTTTTTCTCTTTATGAGGATAAGGCGTTTTATTTGTATAACCTAAATCACTTATCAGAAATGTCTGTTTCTGTGGGTGTGATTGTTTTGCCTTTAAAACTTTTATCTTCATCACTTTGAACATCCTTATTTTTATTCTTCAAAAGCGAATGTAATTCTTTTGACGAACCAACAAACAATGCCTGTTTGATATTTGTATTTGTTTTATTGGGCACATCTTTTAAAGATTTAAGTTTACCTTGTAAGTCTTGCAGTTTATCAACCGTATCGGCAACTTGTTTAATTAAATTACCTGCAACCTCATATGCTCTAGGGTGTTGACTTTCATTTGCAATATCAAGTATGCCTTGAATAGCATCTTGTCCTCTTTCGATTAAGTTATAATAATTTTCTCTGCTGTATTTGTAATCATTCTCAACATCTTCTTTATTTTTATCCTCTAGTCTAGGAACAGCAGGTATAGATTTTTTCTCTGGTAAATTTTTGATATTATCTACCGTTGGTATACCTAATACTTCGTTTATTTTATCATTAATGCCCATAGGACTATTTATAGTTTTTTTAAATATTCAGACATGGTATCTGCATACTTGGCATTATAATCAATAAGTTTTTTATAATTATCTACTGATGGATCAATATTTTCAAAACCTTTGATATTAATTGGTACCTCTGCAACACCTAGACCTTGAGCGACTTGAATATAACTTGACATTCTAAATTGTGCTGTTAACATTGTATCAACACAATCATAGTGTCTAATATTGTTTTGTTTTAATTTGTGTAATTTTTTTTCAAAATGTTTAGGTGGTTTATGTTTAGTAGGAAAGTCAATCCAAAATTGACTATCTTTTCTTTTAGTAATATAATGTAGATACACAAAACTTAATGTCTCTTTCATATTATTACCACATACTAAGTTGTACAATTCTCTATCATCTTCATTGCTCTCAAACCATGTATTATGAAAATGATTAAACATCATTAATTGTTCTATTGTTAAAAACAGAGATGTTGACTCTAAAGGTTCAATAAATGTAGATGATAATCCTACAGCAACACAATTATTAACCCAAACTTTTTCAAATCTACCTGCATCAAAATCAATTACCTTTTTAACATTTATTTTTTCACCATAATATTCTTCACACTCTTTAAGTGCTTGTTCTTCGTTTATATAATCTGAGTCAAAGATATAACCTCTACCTACTCTATGTTGTAAAGGTATTTCAAAAATCCAACCATACTTCATGGCAATCGCTTTTGTATATGGGAATAAATCTTCTTTTTCTTTTGGTATTATGATTGCCTTTTTCATAGGCAAATGATCTTTGTAAGTAATCCATTTTGTTTTATAGTGTTCACCTATAATTTTTTTTGCAAGACCTGAACAATCAAATACAAAATCTACATCTACACTTTGACCATTGTTTAAAGTAATTTTTGTAATATCATTTTTATCATTAGTAGATAGACTTTCAAACTCTGCGTCTATGTGGTTTATACCTCTTTCAATTGCTGTCTTCTTTAAAAATGCAGCCAACATACCTGCATCAAAATGTAATGCGTATGAAAGATGTTTAGTATCTACTTTATTTTGATAAGATATTAAAGATGAATATTGATAATCATCTAAATTTTTATTTTCATGTATTAAATGTTTTAAATAAAATTCAAAACAATCATTTGAAAACATTGGGTGTACTTTAAACGGCGTTAAGTGTTCAAAGAAAGCATGAAAATATTTTTTACCATCACCATTCCAGTTCTCAAAACTAATACCATTTTTGATAGTACCATTTGTATTTTTAATTACATCTTCTATTGGTATGTTGAGGTAAGTAAAAAAGTTAATAATGTTTGGGGTTGTTGCCTCGCCTACACCTATTGTACCTATTTTTGTACTTTCTATAATAGATACATTATCGTTAGGTCTGACTTTTTGAATAAAAAGGGCAGTGAACCAACCTGCTGTACCACCACCTAAAATAACAAAGTTTTTTTTCATAATAATATATTAGTATTTATTCGTCTGAATCAGTCTCTGGATTGTAGTTCTTACTATCTGTAAAATTAGTTATTGTTGTTGTGAAACCAAAATCATCATCAGCGTCTGCACTTGTAGGATTAGGCACTACAATGATTCTTTCTTCTCTTTTAGGACCCTCTGCTGTATCTGTATATAAGTCTGCTTGAGTTTCTTTGATAACTCTTTTTGCATATACAGGTCCATACAAATATGTTTTAGCAGTAAAACTCATTGTGTAATTTACTGCTCTTCTTTGTGTAAATGAACCATCATAGGTATCCTCATAGTTTACACTATTTAGAACAACAGGAACATCTCGTTTAACACCCATAGTTGGTATTGCATTTACGGTTATTGTGTAATCTGGTTGAAAGTAAGGTAGTATCTGCTCTACAATTTGTAAACCACCCTCAGCAGTTGCTGTAAAAGAATATAAATTAAAACTTATATTGTAAGGCACAGGATTATATTGATAATCTAAAACATCACCTCTGTCTGATCTTGTTGCTTTAAATCTACCAAGTCTTTGTAATTTACGACTTGGATCATAATTAAGTCCTGAAATTTCAAAACCCATACGAGGTAAAGTTATTGCCACTTCTCTCTTACTTAAATCTGCTTGTTGTTCTAATCTTGTTAAAAACTTTTCTTTTGGCGAATATGCAAGAGGTACTTTTAAAGATTGTATCACATTACCACTACTATCTTTTCTATGAATAACGATATTGTTAAAGATAGTACCAAATGCTACTACAATTTTTCTTAATGATTCATGGTAAAAATGTTTTCCAAACATGATTAAAATCCTTCATCTACTTCACCAAAAGGGTTTCTTTCTGTAAAGTCTAATATATCATCAGCGGTACTTGTTGTGCCAAAACCTGCATCTGATTCATATGTATTGTTATCAGCAAAATCTCTAGTTTGAGTTTGTAAATTATATTCTTCGTTAATTAAATAATTTATTTCGCCAGTTGAAGACTCAAGTAATAACGCACCTGTGCCACCGTCTGTCGCTGTTTCTAAACTAAATTGATGATTTAGTTGATCTACTGATAGATTGTCTTCTAATTTATTAATATCAGAAACATTTGTATCAATTTTTTCAGACGCATATTCAAATCTAGTACATCTTAATTTATAAACAGGTAAGTTGCCTAGTTGAAAGAATGGTTCCTGATCTTCAACAAATTGTATTTCAAAAAAACTATTCATTAGAGGGAAGTAAATTAAGTCACCCTCATTAGGTCTGCCACCTTTTATTAATGTTGCAGGATCATCTACTGAGTCTGACCATCTTCTTTTTGCAACCGTAAATGTTGTATCTTCTCTAATTTCTAAACCAAATTTAGATACTAATTCTTGTTCACCTTGGAAACCTTCAGTTGTTTCCATGTACATCTCTATTAAGTATGATGAAGTAAATTTACTTAATACATCTTCACCTAATATTAAGTCTTGGTTAACCAATGTTCTAGGTAGATAATAGACATCATGCCCATAGATTTTTAGGCCTTCTATTATTAGATTTTCATGTAATCTTTTTTCGGCGGCGTTTCCTATACCATCACCACCTTGAAAAAAATGGTTAACTGCCATGTAATTATCCTATCATGTAGGTTACAGGTGTTTCGTAAGTACCTCTGATCTCTGTCTCTAGTCTTTCAACATCCTGTAGCGCTTCTGAATAAATTTGTTGTCCGTTTAAGGTTACTCCACCTATCATTGCGACACCATTAAATTTAGATAGATTAGCACCCCATTGTTTTTTAAATAAAGCGGTCACATATCTTTTTAGATATATGTCATTATATACATCTGTCATTGTTTCTGGATCTAATTTTCTATAACACTCAATTATTATATACTCACCTACTGATAAATCTTCAGACCAATCCATGTCTATATAAAGTCTATTATTGTGTTGATTAAATCTTATTGGTTTTTCACCTACTAAAATATGATCTA